GCTTGTAGCCCTAACCCGGTTGTTAGGTAATGCAACCAGATTGCCTTTCCATTCGCAATCTTCAGTTATATATAATACATGAGATTGCTTGTGTTGTGCAGGATCATCTGCTATGTCCGAGTCTGTGTAGTCCACCGTAAACAAATATTTGGCCTGATAAAACTCGCCATCAATCTTAGCAATCCACGGTGAGGAGCTTACACGATCCATGACTGTGACCGCATGGTTTCTTGATTCGCAATCCCAAGGTTGTGCTAAATGATCTTCCATGGGTCTGGGAAACTCTTCCAGAGGCATGTCAAAAACCAGCCCTTGTATTGGCATACGCGCCCACATAGCGCCACCATGAATGTTGCCTTCTTCATCCCAATCTTCGCAATCGGATTCGCAACCTGTAAACACTACTTGGAAACTTAAAGAACGATCAGGGATGGTGTTAACCGCAATAGCTAGAGCGTGGATGTATTCATCATGATAATTTTCATGATTGTGGGTAAACTCCCGCCTCACCCAACATTTAAAGTGCGGGACGTTACTGATGAGGTAAGACATGGCTTACCTCTTGGATTTTTTATTTAGCGCTCCGCCTTTGGACTTTTTCATCATAGCCCCACCCTTGGACTTACGCATCATGGCTCCGCCTTTTGATTTTTTCATCATAGCGCCACCCTTAGATTTCTTCATGAGAGATCCACCCTTAGATTTCTTCATGAGAGATCCACCCTTAGACTTCTTCATGAGAGATCCACCCTTAGACTTCTTCATCATAGCCCCGCCTTTGGATTTTTTCCCTACTGCATAGCCTTTTGTTTTTTTATACGTCATAACCGCTCCTTATATTCTGCCAAACAAACCCATGTTTGATCGTTTTGTTATTTTACCACCATTTCTTGCAACAATAGTTTTTACGTTGGTAGGTTTGCCGCCAACGCCTTGCCTCTTTGAGCGCTTGCGCTTTACAGCTGAAGCGATTTGCCCTTTGGACATTTGATTTGCTTTAGACCGGGGTACGCACTTGGGGTACTTGCGTTTATATCCTTTTGTGGAAGCTCTTCCACATTGTTGAAACTTGCCGTCTTTTTTGGGAGCGCCAATGTCTACCCAATCGCCCTTGGATCCTTTACCGAACCATTCGGTTAGACCACCTTTAGGCTTGGCCATTAGCTTCTAGGCACTCTTGTCTTTTTACGCTTGCTGTTCATCATTGCTCCACAGCCGCGCCCTTGAACCATGACAGTGCCGCCATTAGCCATGTAGCCCATTTTGTTGCGTACTTTTGTTGGCAGCTTGCCTAAACCTTTGTTGCCTTTTGGTATTGGCTTTAACGTCACTTCTCCTCCCGTAGCTCCTTTATATTTGCCGCCCATCTTTTTGTATTCTTTAACCATGTAGGCATTGGCATAGGCTGAAGGGTAAACATCAAATTTGGCTTTTGCCTTTGCTTTGGCTTTTGAGTAAAGCGAAGGATTGGCCACATTATCTGGCACGCTACCGCCTTTTTTCATCTTGATCGCGCCCAATGTTTTGGCTTGTTGTGCGTGCAGTTTGCTGGCTTTCTTCAAGCCCTTTATTACTTTGTTGATTTTCTTTTGTGTCATTATCTTATCCTTGGCCCCGGACCACGCATTCCAACCGCTGGTCTATTAATTGCCGTATTCACCGGGCCTCTTGTTAGTGGAGCTGCCGCTCGCCCCATAGGATCTATTTGTGGCATTGGAAACTTAGGTAAAGATGGCATATTAGGCATAACTGGAGCAGGCAACGGCATCGGCTCAGGCTTAAATCTTGGTTGCGGCACGCTAATTGGCATTGGCATAGGCTCCGGCATCGGTGCAGGCATAGGCGCTGGCTTTGGCGCTAGCTGCGCCGCAAATTCTTCTGGAGTTTGTCTCTTAAACCGCTGATCTCCTGTGAAACCTAGCTCTCCAAGATCGGTTATGTATTGACCAGTCTCAGGATCAAAAGAGGCAGTCAAACCAAAATCTTGGGCGCCTTGACTGGCAGCAAACTGATCGAGCAAATTTTGATCTGCTTGTGGCATTGGAGGCATCACATCAGGAACCTGCGGCAATGGAGGTCTTATAAAAAGCTTTTCTAATCCCTTTGGTAGCCTTTCAATTGACGGCGGTTTCATTGGAATGTTCCCTGCACCGGGGCCTCTTTCTAATATTTCTTTTGGCGGGAGTGTGATTGCTGGTGGTGGCGGTATGTTTATTGGCATGTCTGGCCTGCCACCTTCTCCACCAATATCAATGTTTAGGTTTTCAATTCTTTCTCTAATTGCATCCACATCTATATTTGGTATCGATATGTTGCCAAGGTTAAAACCGCCTGTTTTCGGTGGTGGTATAAATTCGGGGTCGCTAGGATCTACGCGAGGCCCAGCTGTTCCTAAAGGAAACTCACCATAACCGGGTCCGCCCAAAGTTCCCACTTGCATAGGAGGCCTTGGTTCAGCTACGTCCATTACAGGATCAGGTGTAGGTGTAGCAGCCTGTCTAGCTGCTAATTGCTTTTGTAGTTCTGCAATCTTGGCTTCTAATGAAGAAAATTGCTTTGAGTAATCTGGCATTTGCGGACGAGGTCTACGTCTACGTCTCAATCTGGGTCTGAACCCACCAAAGAATCCGCCGCCCATACCGGGGAACCCGCCACGCATTCTAGGATTAAACGGAGGAGGCCCAAACCTGCCTCCGCCAAATCCGCCCATTGGGGGGAATTGTGGGCGTCTTAACCTTTCAAATAAACCAGCTATGCCGCCTCTAGGCTGCATAGGCATCACGTCAGGAACCTGCGGCATTCTTTCAAAAGGGTTTGGCCCTAATCCAGACTCGTATGCCCTGATTCTAGAAGACATGTCGCCGGGAATCATACTCATAAACTTCCCCTAGTCGTACTTCTTAATCATCTCCAAAATAATCATGTAACTGTCGCCACTGGAGTGACCCACAGTTGTGAAGTCAATGTCTCCGGTTTTGCCAGACCCAGCATTATTTGGGATAGCAGTGAAGTTATCGTAGTATTCGTCGCCGGTTGCATCTGCTGGGATGTGTGTAAGCAGGACATTTGTTGATGCATCAAACTCCATTTTTACGCTCATACCAACAGTCATCCAATATATTCTTTGGATGTGAACCTCAGTGCAGGCTTGTCCAGCTGAGTTTGCAGCTAAGGCAGATACATCCACCTTTTTGACTGCTGACTCGCCCGTGCCATCAGACACGTTGGTGAACCGCATTACTGCGGTTCTCTCGCCGTCCTGAATAGTTTGTGAAGCTACAGCATCAGCCATATCTCACCTCCTACAGTTCAGTTACCGCAGTGCGTTCTTTGTATGCGCCAATGTAATCAACGGTCAAAGTTTTCGCAGCGGCAGCACCATTTTGTATACCAAATGACAGAGCTAACTCTTCATTGTCTGGTACGTTTGTACTAACTACTGTGCCAGCTAACACGTTGTTTTGGAAAACGTGAAACTTTTGGTCTTTAGGATCATAAACAAATCCTACAGTCATAAAAGTATCGTCAGCCAAAGCGGTAGACAAATCTAAAGTAGATTGCGTGCTGTCTTTTTCAACGATGAAAGTGACAGTTGTACCGCCATCTTCTTTCAAAAAGAATATACCGTCAGTTACATCTAACGGAGTTGTATCCGTAAGCTGTAAACCAGCGACAATGTCAGTTTGTGTCGCATCATTGGTTTTGAACCTCATGTGAAACGCTAACTGCTTACCAGCCTCATACTTGAAACCCTCTTTTACCAATTGGAAAAAGTCGTGGTCATTGTCAGCGTCGTCATTGGTTACCAATAGTAACCCGCCGTCGCCGTCAGTAAGAGCTTCGCTGGCGTTACCAGATCCACCTTCAGTTGTTGTAATTGTCCAATCGGACGCTAGATAAGTATCAAAGTCATTAAAATAACCATGGTACTTGTGGGGTGCGGGCATTTTTAATTTACCAAGCGTTCCATCTCCTGAAACATTGGTAACACCGCTCGTAAAGTGTGTTGTCATACTACAGTCCTCCTAAATTAGACCAGCAACCGGCCCATCCGATTGCCATAGAGACTCTGTCAGTATACCACTAAAAATCTAAAAACAAATAAAAAGGGCCGAAGCCCTTTCTTATCCGTAAACTTTTTGGTAAGCCTCAGCTCTGCCTGCGGCAACAATTTGTCTTTTGTACTTCTTGATCATGGTTTTGGCAGCGTGCTGTTGCGCTGGTGTCCATTGGTCTTGTCCTGCGAGGCTTTTACCGAAATTGCTGTCGGTCCCGTTGAAACCCATCCCATCCTCCTCAACCGCTCCGTCACACGCACTTGCAACACAAGATACGAAATCCTGTAATGCAACCACCACATTTGCAGGCAAAGGCTTAGGTGACTTCTTGAATACTTTTTCCACAGACTCAACATCTATTGCTATCTCCTCAATGCTGATATTGTTTTCAACCACGTTGTCTAGAGCCTTGTCTAGCACCTTCTGCTTGCTTACAAGCACTTCAGCCAACCTAGCGTCGATTGAACCATCAACGACTAAATGCTGAACCAGCACTGAGCTGTCCTGACCAATTCTGTGGCATCGGTCTTCTGCTTGTGACACGTTGCCGGGAACCCAATCAAGCTCCGCAAACACTACGTGACTTGCAGAAGTCAGGGTAATTCCTACCCCCGCAGCTCCGATGGTGCCGATGAACACATCAGCATTACCTGCCTGAAAAGTATCAACAGAGTTTTGTCTGTGAGCTTGTGTGCAGTCGCCTGTAAGAGTAACCACAGTTTTGCCAGCTGCCTCTAGACCTTCTTTAATGCCATCAACAACGTCTTTGTGGTGAGCCATAACGACCACTTGATGATCGATATCTGCTACGTGAGCAACCACATCAGCCACTTTAGCCAGAGCTGTATCGTGACGCACGCCTGACATTTGCTCGAAATCTATGTCTTGTGAAGATGTTTCTGTGACTGCGTCAGCAAGAGTTTCAAACTCTTTTTTGATCTGATCGCTGTAATCGTTGCTTGGCAACACGATAATCTGACGCACTTTCTCAGGCAGCTCTTTCAACACTTCGTCTTTTTTCCTGCGAATCATGAAAGACTGACGCAACAGTCTTTGCAGCTCATCTAGGTTAGATGCGCCATCAAAGTGCCAGCCAAATCGATCTTGATAAGCGCCTGCATACTTACGGCCAAACTTGAAGAAGTTACCAAAAGTAACAGGATCCAGATAACCAGCGATAGGCTGTAGTTCGATAGGACGGTTTGTAATTGGCGTCCCGGTCAATACAACCTTACGGTTTGCTTTAATGCCTACAGCAACGCCAGTGCGCTTTGCTTTTGGGTTCTTGATATAGTGCGCCTCATCCATGATAACGAGGTCCCAAGTACGTGCGTTGATCGCATCTTGATGCTTAGTTAGCACGTCGTAGTTGATGATAACCACGTCAGGCGTCTCAGGGATCTGCTCACCACCACCGTTAACGATCTGAATGTCACGCTCAGAAACCAACCATTTGGTCATTTCGTTTTTCCAGTTGATCTTTAAAGATGCTGGGCATACGACCAAAACAGTTTTAGGAG